GCTGGTACGAATACTGCTACCCTTCCTGCTGCTACTGGCACAGTAATGGTTAGCGGTAATATGCCATCTTTTCGAGCGCACCAATCTGCTAGTTCTTCTTTAACTTCAACAACTTTTACATTAGTTCCAATTAATACAAAAGATTGGGATACTGCTAACAATTTTAATACTTCAACATATACTTTTACACCGACTGTAGCTGGTTATTATCAGATAAATGCAACAATCAATGTTATTGGTACGGCTATAACTAGATTTATTCTTGCATTTTTTAAAAATGGTTCTCAATATAGCAGACCAACTGATTTGGCTTATTCAACTACATTAGCTTACTACTCAGGAAGTGATATGGTTTATATGAATGGAACTACTGATTATTTGCAATTATATGTTTATGCTATAGGTACAGGTTTACAACTTTATGTTCCAGCATTAAATGAATGGCCAACTTTTTCAGCTTCATTGGTAAGGACATCATAATGTACGAAAAACTTATTAAACTATATCCTGAACTTGCAAATTTTGATTTTGCTGGTGGTGTAATCACACTTCAAAACGATTCTAATGGTGCTGGAGACTATATCAAGGCTTGGAATCATCAATCCTTGCCACAGCCTACGCAAGAACAACTAGACGGAGTTAAATAATGGCATACGGAACAGTAAATGCTGATGTAATCGGAACAAGCGTAGCTGGCTCTAATCTAGGAGCTGGTAACTAATGCAATTTAACGCATCCGTTTGGTATCCTACTGCACTGCTAGTCAAGACGCATAATCTGACTGGCAAGAAGTATTTTTGCAAAACTACCAAGCTAGACAAACTAGATACCTATACAGGTAGTGGATTGGCGTGGAAAAGCCATTTAAAGCAGTTTGGCAAGGATATTTCAACTGGTGTGGTAGGTGTGTACTACGACAGCCAAAGATGCCTAGAAGCCGCCTTAAAATACTCTAAAGAGTGGAATATTGTTGAATCAGACGAATGGCTTAATTTGATTGATGAAAATGGATTAGATGGTGCTGGTGCTGGCGTATTGCACCCTATGTATGGAAAGCCACACCCAGACAAAGGTTCTAAAAGACCGCATACAAGTGCTAAATTAATCGGTGCATTAAACCCTAACTTTGGCAAGCCAAGCAAGTTGCGTGGTAGAAAAAACCTAGGTGCTAGTTTGGCTCTTAAAGGTCGTAAACGCCCTGAAGGTGGCGGTAAACCGTCTAAACAAGTTTTATTTACAGATAAAAATGGTATAGAACATTTTTATAATTCAATTTCTGATGCAGAAAAAGCGCAAAATATTAACCGCTCTACAATTAGAAAATGTATGCACGGAAAATGTTTAAGTCGTGCTGGTGATTGGAATTATGCTGATAAAGAAGTAGCAAAACAATATTTACAGTTAAAAGTTATTTTAAAAAATAAACCAAATCATAATATTGGTAGAAAAGCATCTGACGAAGCAAAAGCTAAAATGTCTGCATCTCGTAGTGGTCGTAAACAATCTGATGAGGAACGCAAAATGCGTAGTGAAGCAATTACTAAATGGCATAAAAGCCGTAAGGAGCAAGTATGAGTTATGGTTCAGTAGCGGCAGACCAAATAACTTCTAGTGTTCAAGGCTATTCCCTTGGCGCTGGAAATTCTAGCCTAAAAAAGAATTTGCTAATTAATGGGGATATGCGCATAGACCAAAGAAATGCTGGTGCTAGTGTTACCCCAAGTACAGGTACATATACCCTTGATAGGTGGAACGCATATTCTTCTGCTGCTTCTAAATTTACAGTTCAACAAAATGCTGGTTCAGTAACTCCACCAGTAGGATTTACAAACTATTTGGGATGCACTTCATCTTCTGCATATTCTGTGGGAACAAGTGATTTATTTGTAATTTATCAGCGTATTGAAGGTTTTAACATTGCTGATTTAGGATGGGGAACTGCTAACGCTAAAACAGTAACATTATCCTTCCAAGTGTATTCAAGCCTTACAGGTACTTTTGGAGGCTCTTTGCAAAACGGTAATGGTAATAGGTCTTATCCTTTTACATATTCAATTCCAGTAGCAAATACATGGACAGTTATTAACTTAACTATTGCTGGCGATACCACAGGCACTTGGTTTACAAATAACTCTAGTGGATTGCAAGTCACATTAAGTATTGGTGCTGGCTCTACTTATCAAGGAACTGCTGGAGCATGGGCTGCTAATGCAACCTATTCTGTGTCAGGCGCAACATCCGTAGTAGGAACAAACGGAGCAACCTTCTACATCACAGGCGTGCAATTAGAAGTAGGAAGTAGTGCTACTGGATTTGAATATAGACAGTATCAGCAAGAGTTAGCTTTGTGTCAGAGGTATTATGAATATGGAACAGCAAGTTTTCCTAGTAGGTCTGGAGACAATCTTTACTATGGCTCAATGAGTTACAAAGTTACCAAAAGGGCAACTCCTACATTTGCTGGTGTTTCGCAAACTGTAAATTCAAATACTGTTGATTCTTTTGCTTGTTATCAAGCAGGTTCTGCATCATCAAATAGTTTGTTTACTTGGACATCTTCTGCGGAGTTATGATGTATAAATTATTTAATTCATTAAGTGGTCAAGAATTTGTTATTCGTTTATCTGACAACGCATTTATCCCATTTGACTCAGCCAATACAGACTACCAAGAATACCTAAAATGGGTAGAAGCTGGTAACACTCCTGAGGCAGTATCATGACATTTATAATTGATGGAACAGCAGGGGCTACATTCCCTAATGGTAGTAATCCACAAGCTGCACCTAGTAAAGTGTTGCAAGTGATTAATGCTACTTATTCCACGGCAGTTTCTTCAACTTCAAATACATTTATAGACACAGGTTTAACTGCTTCTATTACCCCATTATTTACAACAAGCAAAATATTAATTTTTGTAAATTTGCCAGAAAATTTTAAAACAAATAATGCTGCAAATAATGACATTGGTTTTAATATTTGCAGAAATGGAACTCAAATTGTTCAATTTAACTCTGAACTTGGATATACAGGTTCAACATTAGGAAACATTTTTTCTGCGTCTTATATTTATTTAGATAGTCCTGCATCAGTTTCATCAACTGCATACAAGGTGCAATTTAAAAATACTGATGGAGCTGGAGGAACAGCTACAGTTTGCCAGAATGGTGCTAGTAGTCCAAATTCAATTACATTGATGGAAATTGCACAATGATTAAATTACATCAAGCCATTTTTGCTCTTAACCCATCTATTGTTACTATTCGTGGCGATGTAGCTTATGACGCTAATGAACAAGAAGTAGCCTATGACAAGTCAGCCGCACAAGCTAAATTAGCCGAATTACAAGCTGCCGAAGCACAAGCCGAACAAGCTGCTAAAGACGCAAAGGCTTCTGCTATTGCTAAACTAACAGCATTAGGACTAACACAAGCTGAAGTAACAGCCCTTTTAGGATAATATGACCGCAGCCTATACACAATCTCGTAATGCCGTAATCAATGGTGCCTTGCGTGTATTAGGTGTTATTGGTGCTGGCGATACCCCCACAGACGACGACTACAATAACTGTTCTCAAGCCCTAAATCTGTACATCAAACAGTTACAGACCAAGGGTATGCCATTATGGAAAGTAGAAGACCTACAAGTTCCGATGGTAATTGGACAAAACACTTATACCCTAGGCCCAACAGGAAATGTAGTCACAACTCGTCCTTTGCGTGTGGTTATGGCGTTTATTCGTAACCCTCAAAACCAAGATACCACCTTAATGGTTATCTCTCGTCAAGAGTATATGCAACAAGGTTACAAGCCTTCACAAGGCATTCCTAACCAAGTCTACTATGACCCACAGTTAACTAATGGCGTGTTATATGTTTACGACACCCCATCAGCTACGGGTTACACCATTCACCTTCAGGTTCAAATGCCTGTAGATGATGTGCTCAATCCTAACGATATTCCTGACTTCCCTTCTGAGTGGTTTAATTGCCTAAAGTTTGGATTGGCAGACCAACTAAGCCTTGAGTATGGAGTTCCTGCACAAGTGCGTGCTGAACTAGCTCAACGTGCTGCTAAACTAGAAGAAGTAATGACTGATTGGAGTCAAGAAGAAGCTAGTACCGCATTCCAACCTTCTAATAGATATTACAGCTAATTATGGCAATCAGCCGTGTCCCAATGGGGCATAACATTGGAAGTCGTGACGGCACCTTAAACAAAGATAGCAAGGTCGGTAACGCTATTATTGAAGTTGAGAAAAAAGAATCAACTGCAATTGTCAAACGCCCAGGTTTACTAACTTATCAGACTCCCCCTACTACAGGTGCTGGTTTAGGTATTTTTGCAGCAGGTTCACATTTACTTAGCATTGTTAACGGAACCTTTTATGACAATAACGTTGCCAAAGGTACGGTAGATGCTAGTGATGAATACGATTGGATTTATTCTGTAGACGGCACTCAAGTCTTTTTTAAGAATGAGAACCACGGATATGTCTATTTCTTAGCTTCAGGCACCATTTTAGACCTTCAAGGCACCATTACGACGCAAAGTGGTACGGTTACCAATGGGTCACCTACAGTAACATTATCTGCATCCAATGCTTCTATTCAGATTGGACAGATTGTGACAGGAGTAGGTATTCCTTCTGGCACTTATGTTTTAACTGTATTTGGAACTACATTAACTTTAAGTCAAAATGCTACATATACTGGAAGTACTACTCTTACCTTTACTACCTCTTATCCTGGGACTACTGTTTCAGGTGCTGTATTCGTAGACGGGTATTATGTCGTTGGAACTCCTGCAGGGTTGTTATACAACTCTAACGTAGAAGACCCAACCACATGGCAGGCAATTAACTACATCGGTGTAGTGTCTGATGCTGACCCTTTAATTGCTATTGGTCGGACAATTAACTACATTGTTACCTTTGGCTCACATCATATTGAATTCTTCTATGATGCAGGTACATCACCAGGTAGTCCATTTTTACCTTATCAGAATGCTGTAATTCAATTTGGTGCTGCAGCCGAAGATTCTTTGGTACAAATGGACAATACCTTAATTTGGATGTCTAGTGCCAAACAAAAAGGTTACCAAGTAATGGCTATGGCTGGTCAGACTCCACAAGTCATTTCAAATCAATACATTGAACGCATTCTGAATCGTTGTAATCCAGACTATGCTTATGCCTTCAGTATTAAGATTTCAGGCCATTCCCTTTACGTACTAACCTTGAGAGACTTAGGGTATACCCTAGTATATGACTTTGCACAAAATGGTTGGACATATTGGTCTTCTATGGAGAATAACCAAGAGACTTACTTCCTTGGTCAGTTCTATGCCAAATTGGGTACTTTAGACCTTCTACAACACGTCAATTCAGGCGTTATCTATCAGTTTGACCCTAACACCTACCAAGACTACGGAAACCCTATAAACGTGTTTGCAAGGACTCCTTTGGTCGATGGTGGCACCAACCTACGTAAGTTTTGGAGAAGCGTCCAAATCGTGGGAGATAAGGTCGATTCCTATGCTTTAGTCCGGTATACCTCAGACGACTATCAAACATATTCTGCGTGGCAGAACGTTAACCTGAATACCTCTAAATCCGAAGTCCACAGACTAGGACAAGGACGTAGACGTTCATTTGACCTTTTACATCAGGACAATTGTCCGTTAAGATTAGAATACTTTGAAGTGGATGTCGAATCGGGGGATACGTGATTACCTATCAAGAAGAACGTTTACATGATTTTTTAGAAGAATTGAAACCAATTCTAAATAATCATTACGACGAATTAAGCGTAACCAAGAGTTTTAACCTAAACCCTGATTATGATAGATACCTAAAACTTGAAGATTTGGGTTCTTTTTTCATTATGACTTGCCGTTTAGATGGTCAATTAATAGGATATATTGCTTATTTTTTATATCCTCATATCCATTACAAAGACTGTATGACGGCTATGGAAGACCTTTATTATGTTGAAAAGGAACATAGACAGGGTCGAGTTGGGTTAAAATTGTTTAGCGAGTCAGAAAAAATACTAAAGGACAAGGGCGTAAATCGCATTATCCTTAGCTGTAAAACACACCAAGACCATACAAGATTGTTTGAACACTTGGGTTATCACTTTTATGAGAAACATTTTACAAAGATGTTAGGATAGATTATGAGCTTTTTAAAGAGCAAACACAGTGGATGGACGCATGAATTAAGACGTACTCCATTTGGTGGCGGAGGCGGTGGTGGATTTATTGGAGACATTGGAAATGCCATTGGTGGTGCCGTATCTGATGTTGGCAGTGCTGTTGGAAATGTTGTAAGTCAAGCTAGCGATTCTGTAAGTAATCTATTCAGCCAAGCTGGTCTTGGTGGAAGTATTGCAACACCACAAAATTTAGCGTCGCTTGCTGCTTTAGTTGGTGCCCCTGCAACTGGTGGTGCTTCGTTAGCTTTAGATGCTGAAGCTGTTGCTGCTGCCGATGCTACTGCTGCGGGATTAGGATATTCTTCTGCTGCTGAAGCGATTAGTGCTGGTGCAGCTACGGCTGAAAACTTAGGACTACCTGCAGCCACTAGTATTGCTGACTTAGGTGCTGTTCAAGGTTCTGCATCTGCTGGATATTTAAGCACAGTTGGTGGCGATATTGCAGGTGCAGGTGCTGGAAGCATTACACCAGAAATGGTACAAGCCGCAAATCAAACTTCTGACCCAATCGGTGCTTTAGCCCAAATGACTGGCATGAATCCACAAGAGATTGCTGCAGCTACTGGGCAAGGTGCTCAAGCTGGAACAAGTTTAGGTGATATTTTAGGATATGCCAAAACTGGTGCTCAAATTATTGGTGGACTTGGAAAGGCTGCGGGCGGTATTAGTGCGTTGCAAGCTGGAAAAAAAGTTGGTCAATTACAAGCCGACCCATTCGCTCAATATAGACCAGGTTTAGCTGCACAACTTAATCAATTGCTAACAAGCCCGCAAACTGTTACTACAACCCCAGGATACCAATTTAATTTATCTCAAGGTCTACAAGGACTACAAGCACAACAAGCTGCACAAGGTCGTTTAGTATCAGGAGGTGCTTTGTTACAAGGCCAACAATATGGTCAACAATTAGCATCTCAAACTTACCAACAACAATTGGCAAATTTAGCATCTTTATCAGGTGCTACACAATCCCCAGGAACTGGTGCTACAGCACAAGCTGGTTTATATGGTGGACAATTAGGTGGAATACTTGGTGGTGCTCAAGCAATTGCTCAAGGATTAGGGGTTGCTACAGGACAAAGCCCATTAGATTCTTTGTACGCTAATTACAACAAATCATCGCCAACGCAATAAGGAACCATTATGGCAGCAGGATTAGGCTCTGAATTATACACATTAGCAACTAGTTTTGACCCATACGGTGCTTACCGTGAAGGGCAAATGGAACCCGCTAAAGCTGATATTGAACAACAAAAATTAAGTTTGCAACAACAAGCTATGAAGGAAGCTCAACAAGAGTTGGCTCCTCAAGCTAAACCTGGTGCTACGCCACCTTTGGCTGGTATGGCTAAAAGTATTTTGCCACCAGGATTTGAATTGCAAACTTCTGATGGTGTACCAACATCTTCTGGAATATATCAACAGCAAATGCTTAATTCTCAGCAAGATATGCTTGAAGCTCAAAAAATGATGAAGCAAGCTACTATTGCTAGAGCTATGGGTGATGATAAAACTTACGGTGATTTAGCTAATAAAGCAAAACTGTTACAAAGAGAATCAACCAACAACATGGCAAATGCCAAAAAAGAATATCAAAAATCAATAGACGATGGTTTAGAGTCTTTATATTTTGCAAAACCAGGTCAATATTCTACCAACTTAAAAGATGCTTTAGATAGAACTGGTGTTCCTTTACCAAAAGATATTCCACAAACATGGTCTCCTGAAGTCAAAGAAACTCTGCTTTCTAAAATGACTCCCGAAACTCGTGCAAGAGTACAAAAAGAGGAACGTGCTCGTGAAGACCAAGAATTACAAAGACGTGCTGCTCAACGTGCTGAATACTTACTTGTTTTAGCTGACCGTAGAGAAGCAAGGATAGAAGATAGGGAAAGAAAACAATATGGTGGATTGGGTGCAAGTTCTTTCCTAGAGCGTTCCATTGGAACATCTGCAAAAGATGAAAAGGTTAATCAAAGTATTGTTGATAACGCTTTAGGCGTAAATCAAATGGATGAAGTAATTAACAAGTTTAAAGACCCAGAAGTTAAAACTGGTGTTATTGCTAAACTTGCAGGTATTAAATCTAAACTTGCTTCTTTGGGTGATGAAAATAAAGAAATTACTCCTGAAGAATTTAAAAGAATTGTTGATGGAGAGATTAGCCCTACAGCTAAAAATGCAGTTGCACAAAAAGAAGCTCTGTTTGCAGCATATACTGCAGAACGTGAAATTGCTGGCGGTAGACTTTTGGTTTCTGTTATTAGACAAGCTGGTGGTGCATTAGACCCAACATCGTATGAAAAAGAAGGTTATCTAAATTTATTGTCTGGCAGAAGAAACGAGTTGATGAAACGTTTACGGGGCAAGGGATTAACCGACAAACAGATTGATACCGTCATTAAAGACATTAATCAACCAGATGCTCCTGTAGAAAAAGCATTTAGCGAACCAACCAAAAAACAAACTGTAAAAGTTGGAGAAAAAGAATATTCTCGGCCACCAAACTTTACTGACAAACAATGGGAAGATTATCAAATAGATGTTGGAGCAACTAAATGAGTCCCGAAGAATGGTTGGCATCACAACCTAAGTCTGAGACTAAATCCCTAAGCCCCGAAGAATGGTTAGCTTCTCAAAAAGAAGAAACTATGCTCCAAAAGGCTGGTACAGCAGTAAAAGAATTTGCTGGTCAAGCCGCAGATAAAGTACTTGAATCTGGCGGAGTGGTTGACTTACGTAAGTTTTTGTCTCCTGAAAAAGCTGCAGAAGCAGTAACTACTGGTGTATCTAAAAAAATTGGTGCTCCTATTGTTAGAGATGCTTCAATAGACCCATCAAAGATTGGTTCTCAGACAGCAGGAAAATATGTTCAAAAAGCAATTGAACGTGGCGGAGAGGGTGCTCTTGCTGGTGCCGCTTTTTCTCCATTTACTGGTGGAGGAAGCATTTTAGCTGGTGCGGGTGGTGGTGCATTACAAGGTCTTGCCGAGGTTGCTGCAGCAGATTTAGGATTAAGTGGTGATTTACAACAGGCTATGGGAATATTGGGGCCTGCTGCTGCTGGATTTGTAATGTCTAAAATTCCACAAACGCCACAACAAATAAATGCAGTTTTAAATAGTGATGCTGCCAATGCTATTAAAAGCAAACTAGCACACAAGGCAATTACTAAAGCACTTGGATTGCCATATTGGACTTCTAGCATATTAGAAAAGGTGCCAAAGGCTTTTGAAGGATTGAAGACACCCGATTACAAAGCGGTTGGTAAAGAGCTTGGTGCTACTGGAGAAACATTGGGAGTTGGTGGTACAAAATTCACTGATGCAGCCAATCAACAATTGTCACAATTACATCCAGACATTACTCCTGCAAAAGGAGAAAAAATATCTAATGTTTTATATGAACGTGCAAAAGGTGCTTATAACGAAGCAAATGCTCAAGAACCATTTTTGTCTTCTCCTGAATTTAAAGCTCTCCATGGCAATACTCCTGCAGAAAAAACTAAGTTTAGTGAAATATTTGAAAACAAAAAGGGTGAAGCATATACAGGAGAAGATGTAGTAAATAACCTGCAAACTGGAAAAATGGAAAACATATCTTACAAAGATATGGAAAAAGCACGTACTGCATTCAACGATTATTTAAAACGGACAACTGGTGTTGACCACGAAAAGGTTGCCCGTGAAGCGTTTACCATTGAATCTGCAGCTAAAGCTAAAGATACACTTCCTGCTTTGTTTGCAGATAACGATGCTGCTGGTATTAATAAAGAACTTTGGAATCTAAGTAAGACTCCTGAAGGTATTTCCATTTTTAACAATGAATTAGTTAATGGTTTAAAGAATACCAATGTTAAAGGTGCTAAGATTCTTTGGGGCAAGATTGGCCCAAATGTTAAAGACAGAATGGAAGTAGACCCAAAAACATACAAAAAAGTCACTGACATTATTAACGGTGCTAAAACACCACAAGATATTGATAGAGCAACCCGTATTATTAGAAGATTTGCAGCACCCGCAGTAGCAACAGTAACCGTAGAATCTTACAAGGAGAATCAATAATGCCACTCAAAAAAGGTAGTTCACAAAAGACCGTTGGTTCTAATATTAAGAAGCTCAAGAGCGAGGGATACCCACAAAAACAATCTGTTGCTATTGCTCTTTCTAAGGCTGGTAAATCTAAAAAACAATTGCCTAAAAAGAAGATGAGCTAATGTTTATTCTTTTAATTGACCCTGCTGGTGCTTTAGTTGACTTTGGTGTTCGCTGTATGGCGGAAGGACACACCGTGAAGCAATATATTCGCCCACATGGTCAAGAGCGTTCCAAGATTGGTAAAGGCATTATTGACCAAGTCTTGAACTGGGAACTGTACATTAAACAAGCAGACTTAATTGTTTTGTCAGATAACGCATTCGAAATGCGTAAATTGGAAAAATACCATGAACAAGGTTATCCAATTATCGGGACAAACGAATTAGGTGCCAAGATGGAACTAGACCGTGATTATGGTCAAGAGATTATGCGTAAGGGTGGACTAGCAGTAGTTCCGTCTTTTGAATTCCATGATTACAACTCTGCCATAGACTTTGTTAAAGCTAACCCTAAGCGGTATGTATCCAAGCCCTCAGGAGATGCTGACAAGGCTCTGTCCTATGTTTCCAAGTCTCCTGCTGATATGGTATTTATGTTACAGCGTTGGAAGGCAAACGGTAAACAACGAGACTTTATCCTCCAAGAGTTTGTGCCAGGTATTGAGTTTGGTGTAGGTGCTTGGATTGGGCCTCATGGATTCAACAAGAACGTTGCAGAGGGGTTTGAGCACAAGAAGCTCATGTCCGGCAACTATGGCTGTAATACGGGGGAGCAGGGTACCGTTTTGAAATACTGCACAGAATCTAACCTATTCAATGACACCTTAAAACGCTTCGAAGATTACCTTTGCTATATAGGTCATACAGGATTTGTAGACTTAGCTTTCATTATTGATGACAAAGGCGAACCACGCCCCCTGGAATGGACTATGCGTAAAGGGTGGCCTTTCTTTAACATTCAACAAGCCGTCCATAAAGGCTCTGTTGTCGATTGGATGGTGGATTTAATCAATGGCAAAGATTCTCTCAAAGTTAGCTACGATGTTGCTACTGGTATCGTTATCCCTATTGGGGATTACCCTAGGTCTAAGACTACTGGACGTGACCATTCTGGATTTCCTATCTATGGTTTACCCGACGAGTTATCAAAAGATTTTGCCTTATGTGAGGTAATGGTTGGGAATGCCCCTCAGAACGACGAGAACGGCATTGTAGAGCGTCCAAGCCTAGTGACGGCAGGTGACTATGTACTCGTGGCAAACGGGGTAGGAAAGACCGTTAAACAAGCCTGTGAGCGTGCTTACAAAAACGTCAAGAAAATTGATATTCCTGACTGTATTAATGTACGGGATGATATTGGTGAAGGTATGGAGCATCAGATTCCAGCCCTTCAGAAGTATGGGTATGCCGAAAACTGGTGTTATGAAGAGTCAGACGAAGATTAATGGCAAAGTTAGCACCTCCACCTCCTACTAACCAAGACGTATCGTCTAGACAGTTCCGTGATTGGTTCTATAGCGTTTTCCAATTTATTAACCAGCAAACTGGTACCTTGGGAACAATGGCTTATGAGAATGCCAACTCTGTAGCAATTACAGGGGGTTCGATTGGTGGTGTAGGAATTACAGGTTCTACCATCAACAATACCCCGATTGGTAACACCACACCCTCTACTATTTCAGGCACAACTATATCTGCTACAAGTCAATTTAATGGCTCTGGTGCAGGTCTAACAAATATTCCCTATACAGGAATTACTGGATTAGCAACAGTTGCTCATACAGGAGCTTATTCAGACCTTACAGGCAAACCTACAGGATTATCTGTCACAATTACTACTGCAAAATTAACCGTTACCGGCACTAATGGAAGCATGACCTTTACCAATGGAATTCTAACTGCACAAACCCAAGCGACCTAATTATGGCTATCAATCTAACCGATGACGAACTCGAAGAACTCGTTGAAAAAGTAACTGAAAAAGTTATTAACAATTTCTACCAAACCGTAGGCGAAGGTGTGGTTACCAAAGCCATTAAAATTATTGGTATGGGTGTAGTTGCCCTATTAATTTATCTAGCAGGTTCTGGACAACTCAATATCAAATGAAAGAAGTGCTGAAACAACTTCTGACCGGCAAAGATAATGAAACCTACGATTTGGGTAGGGTGTCTTGGCTCATCGGTATGGTAGCTGTGATTGGTCTAGCATTCTATGAAGTTATGAACGCACAGGTTAGCCTAAGAGAACTAGCAGAATCCTTAGGAATTGTTTCCGCAGCAGGTGGAGCTAGTGTCGCTATGAAGCAGAATGCAGAGCCACAATGAACTTTTTACTTAAATTAATAGGCGGTATTGGTGGACAAACTTATATTTATATTGCTCTTGTATTTGGCGGGTTTAGTGCTGGCTTTTATGTTGAGCATCTACGTTTTGTGGAGTTCAGACAAGAAGTCCAAATTGCAGGAGAAAAGCAACAGGCAGAGACTGAAGCCAAAATCAAAGAACAGGAATTAATCAATGAAAACATTAAACAAACTTATGAAGCTCGTCTTACTAGCATCCATACTTTCTATACTGGGATGCTCGACTCCCGTAGCGGTGCAGTGTCCAGCGTTCCCAACGCCACCATCACAGTTAATGGAGAAACCCATAACATACTATCTGTTGCCGAAGAATGCTCCGTCACAACAGCACAACTAATGACGCTTCAGGATTGGGTTAATCAACAAATTAGCTTAAACAAATGAATAACGAACAATTAGCATCTTGGGTAACTTTAATAGCTACATTTACTTTATGTGTAACTGTATTGGCTATGGTTACTGTGTTTATGTTTGGATTCTTTGACCCTCAGGTAGATAACAATAAACTATTTGAAATAGTAGGCCCTGCATTTCAAACCATCGTTGGTGGATTTATTGGTTTGATTACAGGGATTAAAATAGGCTCGGATAGTCAAGCCACCTAGAGGGTATCCACAACCTAGATATTTTGTGGCTTTCTATCTAGGGCATCAACGAATTGGCAGACGAGGTGGTGTCCCCTCACCCTGCCATCTCTAAAGATTTAGTACGAACTTCCTGAACACGTCTAGTCCAACCCTTCCCAAAGGTGGCAAAAGTAGAAAGTGACTCTAGGAATGCTTGGCGTTTGTCACAAAACTCGTTAATCAGGGTTGTAGGTTTAATCAGGTTTATAGCAGTAACAGTGTTATTGCCGATAGCACCATCAGCAAAAACACCCACGATTTCCTGTATGAAACGAGCAGAACGACCCACACCACTATTAATAGCACAATCAAAAATGCAATAATCAAGTCCCGAAGGAAGAGAATCTCCGTGTATGGCATCCCAGTAATTCCTTTTATAAAGTGGTTTCACATCTTCTTTAGTCAGGGCTTTCATATCATCTACTGTGACAGGATGCCCAACGAAAGATTCCCATACCTTTTGAGTGCATCCCCAATTAGTAGGCCCGCCTGGGTCTTTTGGATTATTAACGAATCCTCCCTCGTTTACGATGACAAGGTCGAACGATTTATCCCAATTTCTGTTCATTGGCTTTCTCCTTGGCTTGATTGATAGCTTGCCATAGTATTGCCATCAACCCTTCTTGGATTAAGAGTTTCATACCATCGGCATCAATATTCAATTCGCAATCTGCTGACCCATCAGGGTTTTCACAAATCTCTGTCAGTTCTATTTTCATACTTTGAATACCTCTCCACGAAAGAATGCTAACCCCTCGTCTTCATCAATGACTTGTACAAGTTCAGGGGGCATTAGTTGTCCATTACGGAAAGTCAATACTGCAAATCCTGACCGCCAATTGACGGCTGTGTCTTCTAGGTACTCCCACTTATCACCTCCAAGTGCAGCCATCGTTCCTGTGTCTACACCATATTTATCGCCAGTATAATCTGTCCAAGGAGTTACTTTGAGTGAATGCAGGTGACCAGTAACCATTGACACTCCGCCCTTCAGGACGTTGTTATATTGTGCATGGATACCATTGTGCCAACGGTGCTTAATCATTGTGTTGTTATTGACCATAATTGACCAAGAATATTTCCAATTAGGTAGGTGGTCTGCTAGAGCAAAGCCCTTAACACCCTCATACTGAGGGAGTACATTAGACAACTTACCGTCAAAACGCAGGTCGTGATTGCCAATAGTGCGGTGCAAAATAGCGTTACCTGAAACAGATTCAATCTCTGCCAAACGTGCTTGAACTTCATCTAACTCCTCCTTGACTGTGGGGCTATCTGCATATCCAATTCTATGGTGAGCACTAATGGTTGCGTTATCCATAATATCGCCATTCAATACTACGGCTTGTGGTTTAAGGTTTTTAACAATCTTGACAAATGCTCTATGGGCGGTAGATACATAACCAGGCCAATAGTGACAGTCAGAACCAACAACAATCAATCCATCTTCCATAAACAGATTGGTGCGGATTCTATCTTCAGGTAAAACATACTGATGCTTCTTAGCTCCACGCTGTGCAGAAGTAGCTAGTAGGGTAATCCCTCGTTTGCCTTCAATCCTTGCTCGTCTTGCTAAAACATTACGAACGTTGATACCCAATTCATCTGCTAATTTTGTTGCTGACTGATGCTTATTCCATAGTTCTATAAACTGCTCTTCACTTACCGTCGCTTGTACCATTTTTCGTCCAAATAATAGGTTTGTCGTTATCTAAGCTATAAACCTTAACAGGTTCTCCAGAATACAAATCACTCTGACAGGCAGCCCATACTGCTTCTTCGGCTTTATGTCCCAATGCCATGACTGCTAATGCTGCAGCAGTGCCACTTCCAATTGCATCTACGTCTTCGTGCTTCCAAAACTCTAAATCTTTACCTGAAATAAATAATCCATCTGAACAAAGCAACATGAAGTCTGCATCATTCTCAATCTTAATAATTGGTGGCTTACCCTTCTTGCCATCCTTAAAGTATTCAACAACCTTTTGAACACTCATTAAATCTCCGGCACCCGCTAACCATCCCTGAGGTACTTTAAATACCTTGGATAAGTTAAATGCTTTGGTATCGGAATCGTCGTCTGATGTCTGACTATCAGAGACAAGAATCATTCTTTTTGCGTCGCCAACAATAGTAGTCATAGTATAGGTGAGACCAAAAATAGTCCCACATTGTTAGGTGACACGACAAGCGGACGGAGGGGAGCCGTCAAGGGGAAGTGGGGGATGAGTGCTTGCCGTGTCATTTGTTAGTGTACTGCATTAATTCTGTCGGGCAAAGTCGCCATGTAACTTTTCTCTAAATTTTTGCATATCTTCTTTAGCAGATTCTAAGTCTGTGTAATATCCTAAATGGATGGTTTTGCCGTTTATTTTGCATTTTGCCCTCCACTTATTGTTGTGTTTGCTCCAACTTACCCCTTTTACACCAGATGTATTGGTTGTACCAATTCCTTTATTACTACAATTTTGACTTCTTGTTGCTGGCCTTAAATTCTCAATTCTATTATTTAATTGGTCATTATCCTTGTGGTCTACTTCTTTTGGCAAGTATCCATGGTGCATAAGGAAAATTAACCTATGATTTCTATAGACTTTACCATTTAAACCAGTAGTCAAATAACCTTTATCCAAACATCCAGCTTCATCCCCAATATTTAATTTTTGGGCTTTTTTAACTTTCCAAAATAATTTGCCATCTCTATAGTCAAATATTGATTGCAAATATTCTTTTGTTAATTCCATTTAAAACTCCGTTTTCCATGCAGGGCAAAATTTAGAAACAGAACAGTACCTTTCACATCTTCTATAGGTTGCTGGTCTATGTTCTATATTATATCCTTTTGGTACAGACGAGTCATCAGGTTTTTTTCAAATAATTTAGTTGCTTTTTTT